AATCCACAGGCATGCCCGAATGGTTGCGGCCCAATGTGGCGCGTTACTGAACGCGACCAGCGACAGGAGGCGCAAAGGCTCTTTGAACGCGAGTTTGATGCTCGGAAAGAAGCCGAGCGCAAGCTAGGCGATTTACTCGCCAGAATCCACCGTGATGGAGGGCACTACACGGGCCAGCATGGTATGGAGAAATCTGTGGAAGATGCGCACACGATAGTTGCCAATCTGTTTGCTGACGAGCGCACGCTGGAGGAGGCCGAGCGCAAGCTACGCGCCGCGAAAGCCGAGCTTGAGGCGTGCAGGGCCGATGATTCAGGTGCAGCCATTTGCAGAGCGGCGGAATGCCTCCCTAATGGCTATGAAGTTTGCATCATCGTAGAGCGCGGAGCGGCAACAGTAACTTGGCACTATCCAGATGGAAGGTCCACAAATGTAGATGTGGACGCCGATGACAGGCTTACAGCAGAAATCAATGCTGCAACTGACGCCGCCATAGACGCGGCACGGAGGGAGGAATCATGACCCGCCAATGCCCCTCCTGCGGAGGAATCTGCGGATACACGAAGCGCAAAGGGTGCCAGTACATAGCGCCTCAATTGCGCATGACCGTTGACGAGGCGCTAGGCTGGGCAGACGAGTGGGCGCGTGGACGGACGTTCTATACGGATTCTCAAGGATGGGCTGTGGTATGCGTGATTTTGGCCAATGAAGTGCGGAGACTGAGGAAGGATCAAAAATGACCCGCTCCGAGCTTCGGCGCGTGTTCACGATTGCGGCTGACTATTTCAAACTATCGCCAGAGGCCCGCAAGATGGCATGGGATGTGGCTATCGCAAAGCCTGAGTATGCGTACCAGTGCTATGCGGCTATTGCGCGAAGCCTTGCGCCTAGATCAAATACAGGTGCACTGCGCGAGTGATTTAGTGCAAGTAGAGCAGTTATAGGGAAGTTACTGCGGTTTATCTGGAATCCGCCTAACTTTCCTCAAACTCGGCCCGCAGAGCTTGCATTTGAGCGCGTCTTTCCTCGCGGGCGCGTTTTTCTTCCTCGGCTTCCTCGGCAAAGCGGGAGATAACCAGAGGATTGCGCAGGTAATGAGTGTACATCCCATCCGAATTCTTCTTGCTACCCTTCGGCGTCAGCCATTCGGATAGGATCAAGGTATTGATCGCCTCCTTCCGTTCCCACGGCTTCATCTTACCCCAACGAGGATGATTCTTGTAGAAGTCCCGCAGCGCCCATTCTTGGCGGTCCGAGAAATACAGGATGTCGCGTGCTATCTCTTGGGCGAAGCTACGTTCCACCCTTTCGCTCATAAGCTCGTTCCAGAACTCTTGGACGTGGCTCAGTTGCCACTGCATGAAGAAATCGACGACCTGTTGCGCCGTCTTGGCCGATATGCGCTCATTCGGACCCGGCTGCTGGCCTTGCGCCGCTAGGTCTATCAGGTGGTACAGAAGCATTAGGCGGGAGCAATAGCCCTCCCATTTGCCCATGTGCGAGGCCAATGATGGGTTTTCCTCGTACTTGATGAGCATGGCGATGTGCCTGACAAACTTCTCACGTATTTCGGCTGCTTCCGGAGACATCCGGACGATGCAATCCCCGTGATGCTCAACCAAGGTATGCAGCACCTTGCGCAAGGCGTGTTCAGGGGCATAGTTAGGCTCAGAATCGCGCCCCGGATTCTTCTTCCTTGCCATGCAAATCAGCATCCGTTGCAGCAAGCCGTCGTCTTGCAGGTCCCCAAGATACTTTATGACCGCTGTTGGCTGAATGCCGCCATTTATAGCCGCAGACCAGTTTTTGACAATTATTTGACGGTTGTTTGCAAGACTAATTTTAGACGCACCCCCATCAAATAATTGCAAAAACAATTGCCTATCGCCACTACCTCCTTTTTTTCCGGGGGAATACCTATCAAATTCTGCAATAGCCCCAGAGACTTCTTCCCTATACCAAATTAACCCTCTAGTGTTGTAATGTAGTTTTTCTCGTAATCCTTCCGTCGTTCCTTTTTCAAACCACAATTCAAATAAAGTTGGTTCTTCAGGTTCTTCAGGGCGAGGTTGTTTGTTTCGTAAGGCTTCGGCCTCCACAATTGCATATTGCTTCATTGCATAAGCGTAATTTTTCAATTTCCTGACATTTTCGTACCCAAGTTCAGCATCCATGTCCTTGACAATATGCATAGGGGCTTCAATTGCCGGGGTTTTGCCGGTGGATGGCCCCCCCACCGAAACACACCAGATACAAGGGCGCACTAGCCACCTTGGATCAAGGTAATGAACCTGAAGCTTAATATGGTCGCTTGCAAGCCCGCTACAGGCCGCTAGGGCGCTCAGAACGCTGATGCCCATGTCCGTACCCAACCGGCGCGATTCTTCGCTTGCGTAGGCTTCTATGACCTCCGGAACCATGCCTTTAGCGAACTTCCGGCCCCGGTAGAGCGAGGATGTCAGGTCGAGGGGTTCGGCCCATGTCAGGTGCGGGACGATATAGGCTTCCCGATCGCCGTCCGGGTCGTCTATGAAGGCGGGGAAGTCGGGGGGAGGTTCTAGGTCGGGTTCCCCGGCGTCTGGATAGTCGTCAGCGGGAGCGAGGCCGCTTGGGTCGCCGGGAGGGGGAGGAGCCTCGGGGTCGGCAACCGGACTATGGGTCGGTTCACCACAAACCGCCAGCGCCGGGGAATCTGGTTCAACAGGCCGGACGTGCTGCCTAGCCCACTGAATTAAATCATCGTACTGCGTGAAATCTGAGGGCTGCTTATCTCCGGGCAGAAGCTTAACACTTTGTCCAGACTCGCGGGGAAGTTTTGCAATGGTCTGCGCCAACTCGCTCAGATCATGCCCATTCGGCCAGATCAGCACCGAGCGCCCTGCAAAGTCCGCATCCTCTCCCAAGGCATATATCTGATACCTGTCCGCAAGCAATGGCGTTGCTGCGGTCTTTTCTTCTTCATTGGCGACGATCAGTGCTGCCTGCACGGCATTCCTCCCTGAGTACGGCTTAGGCGTTTGGCGAGATATTGACCTTATTGGGGTCAATGCGCTTGAACACTTCAAGCATGTCCCGAGGCACCTTGTAGGGCTTGAACGGGGGCGCTTCGCGTGGCGTGGTGACTAGCTCATCGGTGTTCTTCTTCCGGGCGCGGATGATATTGCGCGTTGGCGTTACATCGTGGTGAGGGGTGCGCTTCATAGTGCCTCCAGTTTTTTGAGTACATCATTGGTAGAGCGGGCCACGAACGCAATCGCATTTGCATTCGTCATTGAATCTAGGAATTCTTTTTGATGCGGCTTAAGAACGCCCTTAGCACTTTTAACTTCAATAAAAATGCTTGTGCCGTTCTTTAGGATACCTTGGATGTCCGACATGCCATGCGCTGTGTTGGCGCGTATGTAGCGTGTTTTGCCGCCGTATGTCTGCTTAAAGCTGCCGGAATTGACTCGCCATACTTTAGCAACCTTTGGGTGCCTGTGCAACAGTTGGAGTATCGCTTTCAGTATTTGCGCCTCTGAAGGCTCCGAGGAAGTTCGAGGCTGTCTAGTGCGTATCGGCTTCAGTTCCTCAATCACAGGCTTGGCGATGCCCTTCTCCTTGCGTATGTCGCCGAACATGGCTTCACAGAACTTATTCCCGTTGATGATCTTCTGCTTCTCGTCGCGGTCGGTCATTACGAATCCCCATAAAGCATCAAACTCCATCCGTGCAACTTGAACTTAGGCGGCTCCGGCTCAGGCGGCCTTTGCTTGCCCTTTCCCATTCCCGCCTCCGCTGCGTAAGTCACCTTGAGCGCGCCGAATGTCTCCCGAAACGCGTCCACTATCTCGCTGCACTGAGGCATCGCCATCCGATTTGTCGATGCGTGCGTAGAGCGTGTAATACCCTCGTTTTCCGACTGCGCAGATTCTTCCTGCGGGCTTGAGGATTCTGTGTACATGGTCCTGCACTCTCCTGAATGGCAGATTGGTTCTAAACCATATTTCCATGATGGTCATGGGCTTGACTAGGACTTGAAGGACTTCATGACCGGCTCTCATCTGCCCCCCCGATAAGCCGCCATCCTCTCAGCCACGTAAGCCCGCATCTTGATCGGCACCGAGCCATAATCAAGCCAGTTGTACAGCGTGCGCCTAGCAATCCGCAGTTCTTTTGCCGCCAATGACTTGTTGCCGCCGTAGTGCCTGATTACCGTCTTAGGACTCATTTCGCCTCCGCAGTTCCGCTCGCATCGCCATTAGCTGCCGGTGCAGCATGTTGGTTGGTCGGTCAGATATGTTCATTTCGCCTCCGGGACGTACTTTACTAAGCGGACTTGGTAGCCCCGCTTTTTCATACCACGCGCAATTATTCTTGCCGTCTTTCTAAACAGATAGCATGGGCGCGCTGGAATCTGATCATCGCCATCATCGATTTCAATCACCCACAACCTTCGCATATCCTTTTTCATCCCCATTCCTCGTCAATAAAGTGCCCGAAGCATAGCGCAAAAATAATACTTGTGCACTCTTTTTACATCGGATATTATCGCAGCGTCAATCACCACGGAGGACGATATGGAAGCCTTGCAATACCTACCCACCCCGCGGCGTGTCTGGTCTGCGCTCAAGGTCAACCGCGCCGAGTGGCTACCGAAGATATGGGCCGAGTGGCCCGAGTCAGTGCGCAACGAATGGATGCGCCTAGCCAAAGTTAGCACCGATTACCCCGTGCCGCCCGCATGGGGCCAGATACCGTTGCAGGACAAGATAGCCATCATGCGCGTGATCCGGCGCGTCCGCGAAATGTACGTCAACTCCGAGCTTGGCACCGTATGGCACAAGCTGGCTTGGTTCACTGAGGGAGATAGCAATGAGCAATGAACTGATTGAGCGAGAAACTACGGCAGTAGTAACGCCTAGCCCGATGGACATGATCGCGCAAGCCGTAGCGAGAGGCACCAGCGTTGAGGAATTGGGCAAGCTGATGGACTTGCAGGAACGCTGGTCTAAGGAGGAAGCACGAAAGGCTTTTATAGCTGCAATGAATCAATTTAAGGCTAATCCGCCGCAGATTTCCAAGAACAAATCCGTCTACCACAACGGCAACTTCAAGTACAAGCATGCGACTTTGGACAACTGCGCAGAGGCAATCGGGGATGCTTTGTCAAAGGTCGGCATTTCCTACCGTTGGGAGACAGCGCAAAAGGAAGGTGGCGTTATCTCTGTAGCCTGCATTCTCACGCACACAATGGGGCACTCCGAGCGCACGCCTTTGGAAGCCGCCCCCGATGCGTCCGGAGGGAAAAACAGCATCCAAGCAGTAGGCAGCACTGTTACCTACTTGCAGCGTTATACCTTGCTCGCGGCTACCGGCATGGCAGTTGAGAACACGGATGACGATGGGCAAGGTGGGAAGCGAATGTCTCCGGATGTCAAGGAGCAATGGATGCTGCGCATAGCCGAGTGCGCTACCGACAAGGATGCCTTTGCACTTTGGGGGCAGATCACTAAGGTAACTACTTCAGTGGGCGATGTTGAGGCCCACGACGAACTGCGCACGGTGCTGAATGCCAAGCGCAAACAACTGAAAAAGACACAGGGAGAGCCAATATGAGCACTGCAATTGAAAAGTATAACCCCATTGAAGCCGCCCTTTCAGACTTGGAAGCAAGATATAAGGGCATTGTGTTTGATGTGAAACTTATTGCCGGAATGCGCGATGCACAGGCCGCTTACAAGGAAATAAACACTTATAGCATTACGCTTGAAAAGGTGCGCGTTGCTGAGAAGGCCGAAAGCCTTGCGTATGGGCGTCTTGTAGATTCCGAGGCAAAGCGTATCGCTGAAAAACTAGACTCTTTGCGCCTTCCAATTAAGGAAATGATTGAAACGGAAACTAAGCGTGAACAGCGTGAACGTGAGGCTGCAATCAAGGCAGAACAGGACCGCATAGCCGCAGAAGTCGCAGCAGCGAAAGCTGCCGAGGAAAAGCGAATGGCAGACGAACGGGCAGAAATTGCACGACAACAAGCGGAGATTGCCGCAAAACAACGTGCATTGGCTGAACAAGAGTTAGCCGAAAGGCGCAGGATAGAGGATGAACAACGCGCTGCCAGAGAAAAGATTGAGGCAGAAGAACGGATGGCAAGACAAGCTAGGGAAGAAGCTGACCGTTCGGCAAGAATTTCCCGAGAGGCGGAAGAAGCGAAAGCTAAGGCAATTCGTGATGCAGAAGAGGCAAGACTCAAGGCGGAACGTGACAGGATTGATGCGGAACAAAGAGCTATTGCTGAGGAAAAGCGCAAAGCACAAGCAGAGGCAGATGCTATAGCTAGAGCTAAACGCGATGCCGAAGAAGCGGAACAACGAGAAATACAAAGGTTAGCTAATGAATTAAACGATGGACGAAAGATGCTGGAAACCTTTGTTCAGAGATTCGGCGCTAGGTCTGAATTTTCTACCATTGCAGCAACTATTTTGGAGTTTCTTAAATGAGCGACGACAGGGAGATTCTTGATTCATTGGGTGCGGATATGTCTGTGCCCTTCGGGGCGGGCAAGGAACCCGGCGAGCAGGGCAGCGTGGAATGGCTCATGTCTCGGGTGGGGTTCTGTACGGCATCTCGCTTCAAAGATGTCATGGACTTTACCAAAGCAGGCAAGCCGGGGGCCAAGCGCACCGCCTATATGTGGGAGCTTGTCACGGAACGGCTTACCGGCAAGCCATGCCAGCATTTCGAGTCTACGGCTATGATGCACGGCACCGAAAACGAACCGCTTGCACGGATGGAATACGAGGCCCGCACCGGCAACATGGTTGATGAAGTCGGGTTCATCCATCACCCTGAAATTGCCTTTTGTGGTGGCTCACCGGATGGGCTGGTGGATAACGATGGCGGCACGGAGTTTAAGTGCCCCTTTAACTCTACCAATCACCTGAACTGCTTCCTAACCGGCATGCCCGAGGATCACATGCCCCAAGTCCAAGGGCTAATGATGATAACGGGCCGTCAATGGTGGGACTTTGGAAGCTATGATCCCCGCATCAAGGGGCCGCTTGGCATGTACATTCAGCGTATCCCAAGGGACGAGGAATACATCGCCAAGCTGCAATCCGCCATCCTCGCCTTCCTAGCCGAAGTTGACGCCATATACACCAAGTTGGCAACCTTGCAGCAGGAGCCTATCTAACGCCGCTCAGACTCCAGCGTGTCGATGCACAGATTGAGCTTCAGCACTACGGCATCGGCGCGACTGGCTTCTGACTTGAGAAATCGAGCAAGCGTGTCAGAAAGTTCGGTTCCTCCCGAGTTAGCTGCGATGGTATTGGCGGCAGCTTGGGAGGTTCCACCACTACAGGCTTCGGGCTTGGTGAAGGGGTCGCGCAGGCGGACAGCATCAGCAGTAAGCAAGGCAGTGTGATTCGCATCTAGCGTCCTTTGGTATTTGGTTTGCGCGTCACTAAAGGCGCTCTGCCACCTTCGCTCTTGCGCACGGTCTTTCGCAGATAGCCCCCTTTCCGCGATACGCGCTTCTTCGGAGGCTTGAAGGTCGCGGGCGGCGTACTCGCTTCGCGTGATCGCATCGCCATCCGTTCTTCCCTTGACGTAGGCACCGCCGCACGCAAGAAGGAAAACAACCGCTCCGCCCAAGTAGACATAGGGGTTCATCCCATTAAAGGGCGGCTATTAACCGCCCATCCCTTTTAGTTGGCTTCCTTCACTGCGGCATGGCCCATCCTGCGTTCTGCAAGCAAGTAGCCTTCAAGCGGCCATATCTTGTCAAAAGCCTGCTTGTACGCAAGCCCCTTGCCAATCTCAACATTGAAGTTTCGCGGATCAACGCAGGCGGATTCACCGCGAACACTGTATCCATTATCCAATGTGATGTTGCACAAGGTAACAGTCGAATCTGGCAACACGATGTAATCAACCTTGGCAATTTTTGCCTCAATTGAATCCTTCGTTACCTTCGGGTACGGCTGTGCTGCAATTGCTTTATCAAGGCTTTCGCCTGCGAGTTTAGGTGCTTCCATTTTGATACTCCTTGGTTATTCCATGATTCCGTCATGGCGCGGTAATGTCATCCTTCCCTCATAGCCTTGGCTAGCCTGACAGCCCTGTCGCCAACCTGCTGCGCCCATTTCGACGCAAGCATCTGATTGGCAGCTTCGTCAAACTTGCCTTCATGGATCGCGCCTAGCATGTTGACGAACCCGGAGAGGCGGGTGACGCCCATGTTGAAGCACATATTGACCAATACCGCCTTGCGGGCATCGGATAGATGGTCGAAGGACAGCACGATTGACCGAGCGCCCTTGTCAGCCCGCGCTATGTCGTTCTTGAGCATGAGCGCAATCTCGTCATCCGACACGCCAACATCGTCAAGGTTACGCCCTACGCCAATCGTCCACTTGCCAACGGTATCCCGATAGGGCTTGTTGCGCACGCCCTCATCTATGGGCAACTGCTGCTGGCATATGTCAAGGTAACTCACTTCCCGGCTTCCCGCTGCTCCTGAGTCCAGACTTCTTTGCTGCCCTTATTCAGCACGCTGTCAGCGGATAGGCCCATGAATATCCCAAGGGATACGACAGTGCCTATCTTGCTGATTTCGTCCAGCGAGCCGGTCGAGATAAAACCAAACATGCCAGTCATGTTGCCGATGATTGCGGCCACCGTCTGCCGAGGATTTGCTGTTACCCACTGATAGCCCTCAGACCATTTCTTGATGGCATGAAGTAATTGCCCTATACCTGCGCATGCACAGAATACAACAGCATTGAGGATTGATGGGTCTTTCAGTGCCAATTGAATGGATTGCATGTGCCTCCCTATTTAGGCAGATAAAACAGCAGCGAAATAACCTTTGATACCATCGCCCCGCAAGCGCCTGCCAAGCCGGACATGACAATCAGAACCTTCCATCCGCCTTTGGTCTGATTGATATGCTCCAAAATCTTCTCAACGTTGCCGTCAATCTTTTCAACGCGCTTTTGCAATGACTCAATCAAGCCATCATGCTTCCCTAGCGTCTGATGCACCTGCTCGTCCATTGGCAACTCCATTTTTCTTTTCCTTATGTTACATCATTTACAATAATTGGCATGTAGGGAAATCTTGACTATTCGGTCTTAGAATTCAGAGCTTTTGTCAGGGCTTGGTTAGCGCACTTTAGAGAGGCGATTTGCACCGCCATTTCAGCGATTTGCTGGCTCAAAGCCGCTATTACGTCCGTTGCCTGAACTTCTATGCTGCCGTTATTACCGCCGTCCATGTAGTTCCCCCGTCAGTGTTGATATATCCGCGATTATTGGTTGTTGATCCATCCATCCTTGCGTAATACGTGCCTTTTCGAGCGCCACAGGTCGGAACGCCGGAACCGGCAATAAATCCCGGACCGTCTGAATATAGGTAAATTCCTTGGCCGGTTGCGCCGCCCGATGGAGTTGATGTCCCATAATATGAAGATATTCCAGTAGATACTGCAAGGCTGCCTGTCAATACACATCCAGTCCCTTGCACAGACCAGACAACAGAATTGTTGATGCAAGTATTAACTTGACCACCAGTAGCAGCGTTTAAGTTCATTGCGCTTGCATCGTTTTTGATCAAAATTGCATAGTTGGACGTGGTTAGAGTCAAGTTTTCGGCCCCTATTCCACCCCATCCACTTACAAGACCGTTGACGATCTTAATACCCGCATTTGTGGTAGTTCCGTTGCCGGTAGATACGCTGTTATCCTGCGGCAGCACGTCCCAAGATGCATCAGCAGTCGGCCCTGTCGCAAGCCATACGGAGTTGTTTGCATAGGTCAGCAATGTCTGGTTGTCAGACCCATAGCCGCCTACGTTATGAACGCCCCAAACGGAATTCCAAGTGCCGTTCCACGTATTAGCACCACCTACAAACCGGACAAAATTACCGATCATCTGAGTAACGCTGTTATCGCTCAGTTTTGCGCCAAACGTGACTGCCGCCTCATCGTCCTTATCATCCTGATAGATGGCAAATAGCGCATGTCTGCCCGCAACAAAGTTGTCAATCTCAATCTGAGCGTCTGTCCGGAACACGGCTGACAGGTTACGACCAGAGACAATCATGCCGCTTTGTCCGGTGACAAGTTTGCTCGTAAGTAGGTTTCCGTTTGAATCAACCTGAAGATTCCCGCCGCCAACCGTTATGCCTTGCGTAAAAGGTACAGAGGCAGTCGTTGTTGACTGCCCATCCTTATAAACCGCATTCGACAGCGCTACCGCAACATCAGCAGTAAAGGCATTGAAAACAGAAGCTGAAATAACCGTGTTTGAAACAACCGGCTGACCAGTGCTGTTGACATTGAAAATTCCAGAACCGTTAAGGCTCATTTCGAGGCTCCTTGTACTGCTGCATTGGTTATTCCAGTCGAAATGCCATGCTTTATCAAGGCATCAACAATAGCTGATCTTTGCGCCGGAGTCGCTGCTTGCATTAGCCTAGCTACTTCCTGCGGGTTATCCATGTACTTCGCCATTTCTCCGAGTGTCTTGTTTGTTGCATGCCCACTGATAGCATTGATGACGGCGCGAGTAGCATTGATTTTCGGGTTAAGAATCCCCGCTGATCCAATCTTAGGGGTATCTATGTTGATGCGCTCTGAGGCTGATTTCATGCCAGCCCTAGCTGATTGAGCGTATTTTTCATCCCTAACAAGGCTTTCAGTTACCGCATCTATTGCCGATTGCTGCTGTGCATTGGTTACAGGGTTCTTGGGGTTCTTTACAGCAGAAGCAAATGCCTTTGGCCTCTCAACAGTACCAAGAGAATCAGACAGCGCATTCCTGATAGCAGCACCAGACCGCGCATTGTCAATTGGTCCGCTCAACTCAGAATACCTTTTGAGGTAGTCGCTCCAGCCAGTCCCACCAGCGCCCTCAATAGCTTTGTCTATGTCATCCTTAATCGAAGTGAGTAATCCAGCAGCCCTACGCTTAGTTGATGCATCAGCATCTTTTGTAAGGTTTTCAACTATGTCGCCAATTTCCGTCTTGCGAATGTTGTAAAGAGTTCTGGAGTCGATAACCCCATCAGCATTGGCAAGAGAGTCAATTTTGTCTTTTACCGCGCCAAGCACCTTTGCATTGAGGCTAATACCCTTGTTCTCAGGGTTGTTTATCAATGCATCAATCGCATTTGAAATAGGCTTTGTCTCCAACGGATAGTGCCCATGTGCGGCAAGGCTATCCAGTTGGTATTGAGTCAGGCCAGCTTGGGCTTTGCGGTTAGCTAGTATTTCTGCGGTATCCGCTACCGCTGATTTCGCTTCTGCGGCTCGATCAGCGTTACTTATAAATCCCGGCTTGCCTTGGGCTGCTCTATTTGCAGATTGAGCGCCAAAGGATTGAAATTTCCCTGTGTCCTGCAATGCGCTAACAACCGCCTCTTGCTGACCAGACAACCGCCCCTGCAACTCAGGAGCCTTCACACCGGCCAGATTGGCGTTTGCAAGTGCCGCATCCCTGATAGGCTTGGTTTCCGCATCCCGCAGTACCCGTTGCAGACCCAACGAATTCACGTCGCCCGCAAACCTGTCAAGCAGAGCCCCCCTTGCAGCCTCATTCCTTGCGCCAATTCCGGCTATAGGATCAAGGTACTTTTCAGGAGCCTTTGCGTTAATTATTTCCTGCAACGCCGAAAATTGGGGACTTCCGCCTTCTAGCGCGGCTTGCCCTGCCGTCAGCCTCTCTCCGGGAACGCGGCTTTTTGCATTAAGCATGGCATCAATGACCGCCTGCCTTTGGTCGCCCGCCACGTCATTGAACAGCCTCCCAACACGCCCTTCCATTGGTCCTGCAATGTTCCTTGCTATTTTGCCCGCGCCGGTAAGTCCTGCAATTACTCCAGGCACTGCAACATTCATTGCCGCACCAGTCACCATAGGCGCAATCGGATCGCCATTGTCAGACAGAAAGCCAAGGATGCTACCCGTTTGCGCACCGGAGAGCGCGTTCTTGCCAATTGCCTTAGCTCCTTCAGCAATGCCATTCCCAAGCACTTTGGAATAGGGCAACTGCTTTGCCACAGCCCCACCAATCGCCCAAGCTGCAGGGTCCGCTATCTCGCCAACAGTCTTAAGTACGCTATCGCCTTCTGTCGGAGGTAATATTCTATTGCCAAGATTTGAGCGATTGTCTAATGACCTATCCCTTACCAAGTCATAGGCATCAGATGCACGGTTCAGCGCCCCGCGAGTAACGCTAGTCGCACCCGTCAGCAGGTCAGCAACACCCCTAGCAGTCTCAGGGAACGCGCTGATAATCCTCCCCGAGAGCGTTTCCTTGTTGATGTTACGAGCGCCTTGGGATATTGGGTCGTTGTCAATGTGAGTGACATTAGCCCAGTGCCACGCAGTATTGGCATCCGGAGCATCAACCTCGTATGTTTTTCCCCCAACGTCTACATCATACTTGGGCATGTTATTTCTTCTCGCGCACAGCGCCCGCAGGCGGAGCGCCAAAAGCACCTTGTGAGGACGTAGAACCTACAGCAGCAGGTTGGTTTTTGTATCCAGATACGTCCATTGGATCAAGCCCGTAATTGCTATGTATGGTATCTACGTTCATTTTTCTCAAATTAACAGCACGCTCGTTTATCCTTTGAATCTCACCAAGCCTTTGCTTGACAAAGGCAGTATCCCTGCTATTGCCCATCAACTCATTCCAAGCGCGTGTAGCATCCCCTTCAGTCTGCACACCTTTATTCAGCCTCAACGAATCATTGCGCAACTTTTCAAGGGTTGCTTGATACGAACCCAAGTTCCTCGACTGTTCTGTGCTGTTATTGGTGTTATTTCTGACCCATGCTGCGGCATTATTCATCAATGACGGTGAAAGTTTGCCTTCATCAATCTGCTTTTCAAGCGCGCCAAGATCAGCGTTTATTGATGCCCCTGTGCCAATGGCATCAAGTTCCTCCTGCCTTAATTTCAGAGCCTGAGTTGGCAATTGCCCATTGCCGTTCTTTCCACTGCGAGCCGGTTTAACTGGATTACCTGCCGAGTCCACGACTGGAGTTGCTACGTTTCCGGGGCCAAGGGTCATTGGTCCGTTTTCGCTTTGAATTACTTGAGGCTGCCTAAAAGCGGCCACCATCCCGCGCAACTCTTTTCTAGCGGTTTCTGCCTGCGCTTGCAACTCACGACGCAAATCAGCCGCCCGAGCATCCGCTTCAGCCCTAGAAATACGCCCTTCCCTCGCCTGCATTTCTATGGCGTCAAGCCTATTTTGTCCTTGGGCTTTGATGTCGAACTGACGTTGCTCCGCCCGAGCAGCAATATCCGCAGCATGCTGCCTAGCCGCTATGTCAGCCGCATTCTTCTGTGTTTGCTGCTGTGCCAATATTGCAGAATACCGCTGTGCCGCAGGCAGATTAGACGACAAGGCATCAGCAATGGCCTTATTCATGTCCCCCGCCACCGCAGGCTGTTCCGGCCTAGCAGGGCCAGCCACGCCCTCTGGCATGACCTCTGCGGGCACTGCGGGCGTCCCATAGGCCGTCTTGGCATAGCCCGCTAAGGCATCGGCTACCCTTGACTGGTTTGATCCAATCAGGTCAGCCATTTTGGCATTGGTTTCGTCGCCCATCTGCTTGCCAACGTAGGCTTGCCCAAGCTTCGCCAGCCCTTCAAACATGCTTGGGGCGACCATGTACCGGCCTGCGCTCCTAGCGCCTCCCAATGGCGTCATAGCCTGCTTTGAAAGGGCATCGGCAATAGCCTGTTCCCGAGACAGCCCCCTAGCCTGCGCCGCCACCTCTGGAGGAAGCCCGCTTTGGAGCAGGCCGTAGATATCGTCTGCCATGTCAGATCATCCCGTAATTGACTTGGAGATAACCATCAGGATGCGTAGTGACCGCTTCCGGCATCACTTCAGCCAATTCTTGAGCCATGACCCCGACATCCCGACGACCAAAAATGTCGTAGGCATAGATGCCAATGCCAAGCGGATGTTCGCCAATGCGAACAATATTCGACTTCAGCCGGATATCCGAGGCCATTATTCCAGCCGATCCAAGGCTAAACAGACCATTCATCAGTCCTGCCTGAGATTGCGCCTGCGCATTAAATGCATCCGCACCAGCGCCATACTGGGCCTGAGCAGCACCAAATACAGGGGCAGGCGCTACATTCGTATTCTGCGCCGCACCGGGCACAGCAAACGGATTGCTAACCTGAGAACCGGACATTAAAGCGTTAATCTCATTCAGAGGCGTTTGACGCTGTGTAAGAAGCTCCGCAATGGCATCCTTCCGACGCTGAGAATCGGTGTTAAATGCCTGTGTCGTTTGCGTACTGGCATTGCCAATGGCGACGTTCTTCGCGTCATTTACGCCGCGCTGGATTAGGTTCATGGCATCCTGATACGCTTTTGTTCCGGGGGTAATTCCAGCCGCAATCAATTCCGAATTCTTGCGGTCCATCGCGTTACCGGCATCCTCATTGACGCGAGCCATTTGCGCATCAATGACGGAATTTCTGGTAGCGTCATATGATCCCGGCATGGTCGGGGCACCAGAAAGGTCAACATTCTTTCCCACAACGCTTTGCAATGCCCCGGCACCTTGAATGCCTAAATCCCCAAGCAAACCCTTGGTCTGTACGGACTTGTCATACAAAGACTGTTGCTGTGGGGAAAGGGTCTGTACTAATGTCGGACGATCCCCCGGATTTGCGCCCTCAGTCCATGTCTGCGTCCCATTGGGATTGATAACATTAGGATTGTTAAGGTTTGAGGATGCAATTGCAGCCTCTTTGTTTGCTGCACCTTGGGCGGTAGCAGCACCCGCATAATCAGGGGCGGGCGGTGGCGAGGGGGCGCACATTAGACGGTTCTCCGACAACTGGTTGATGAATTGGGCTGTCGGCCCGCACTAATTTCTTGCTATATTGCTTAGAAACTACTGCAAAGTCAAGGTATTCAAGAATCTTTCCAGCCCCATTGGCAAGCTTGGCAGTCATTATCATTTCCACCGCCCCACGGGCCATGCATTCGGCCTCAACGTACTTGTAAAACCTGATGGCATTTCTGCCTTTTCGGACTTCAGGGGCCAAATACCAAGTATCCTCAGTGGCAATCATCTGCTGCGTATGCATCGAAGGGACAAGGTACATGATCGAATATCCGACCATCTTCCCATCTGATCTGGCAATGAACATTATTAGCCAGCCCGCTCGGGCATAGGCATCATATCGCTCAAGCGACGGCAGGAAAGGTTGCCCATGCCGGTATTCCTCAGTTTCCATCCAATGTGCTTTGGCAAGGTCAAGCATTTCATGCCAAGACTGCGCTAAAGACTCAATGGAAAACTGCAAACTCACATTATTCCCCCGGTCTGATAAACCATGTCATTGGCAATCCATTGTATTACCAGTGAGTTTGTCGCTATTTTTATTTTTGCTGATGCGCAATACCCAGTGAATTCGGCAGGGGAAGTCCACTCTTTCGCTATCTCAAACCCACTCCCCCACAATGAAGTCCCCCATAAGGCCGTATCCCACAACGCTGAATTGTACGTTCCGTATGTTGCAACGCCATAAATGATGTCATCCTTGAAGTCCACATCAATGTCTGTTAGGAACTGGCACGGTCCGTTGATTGCAAGCACAGGACGGTACATTTCAAATTGCTTGCTTACCCCCGGAGAACCCAAGTAATTAAAGGCTTGTTTGCCATACGCTTCAATGTTTGAACCATCGTCATCTGTTCCGGTCCATGCTTTTTTAACCACTGTACCGGAAACAAAAAACAATTCCCCATTGAATACCGCAAAGTCAGTTGCATCCCATTCAAGGAATCTGCACCAAGCTTTTGTGCGAGTGTTCATCACATACTGACGGCTCTCTGAATCCTCAGAGATTGGTACATTAATTATCAGAGCCTCTTGGGCCGGATAAACAGTAGCGCACCACCCAAAATTATCGCCGTAGCTGATAGCATCTTGGTTGAACGTATTCTGTATTTTGTCGGAATAAGACGATTTGTAATCAATGATGGATGATTGGATTGCTGTTGAAAGCGGCAAAACACCATTCTCGTTGATTATTAGCAAGTCACCGCCAAACTTGGTTAAGCACCTTCTTCCAAGTGGGTCGCCTAATACAAATCGTCCAACCATAGACCACGTTGTTGCGCTGCTTGGGTCATTTCCTACATAGACAATAACTTCGCCTTTTGATGTAACAAATACAGCCCTGTCATCGGGGCCATTGCCACCATCAATTGTCAGTGAGCTTGCAGCAATGATATATCCGCCTTTTTGGGCGACTCCAGACAGGTCAAACTTTGTCAGGGCACCACCAGCAGCACCAGAGGCTAGATACCAAAAGCAAAGTTGGTTTTTTTCAAGGAAACAAAGCCGTCCTTTGAACATAAAAGGATAGATCAAATTGGTTGTGGTAACGCCAGTTAATGCAGGAGTGCTTGCCCCATCAACCGCAGTCCATGTTGATCCATTGTAGTAAAGAGGCTTGTCAACCCCATTACACATGATAAGCCACTGGTTTGTCCCATCACCAAAGTTGACCCAATTATGCTTCCCGTTTGTCCTAGCAGCAACAGAAGCACCAACTGCCCCCGGAGATGAAACATTGTATGTACCACTTTCCGTGGTACACCACATGGTACTGGTGCCTGATAGTCCGTTATACACAGCCAACGTCTTACCGTTTCCGGTCATGGCAGTGGCATAGCTATCAGAGCCACCACGCAACTCTACATACGTTCCATGCGGAAAAAAGTTGTCCAAAGCAATTGCATCAGTCGGCGGCATTGCAGCAAGCGCATCACGCGAATTCAATCCTCCAACAGGAGCAGCATAAGACGTGCTTTTGGCAATTTGCTGCCGCTGAATTGCTTTGGCTCTTAGAGCCTGTCTCATGGCAATGTCCAACTACCTGTAGGAACGAATATACCCGGCTGCGGGCCTCTGAATGCTCCACCATCGGCATGCAGGATGGTTTTTCCCCCATCCCTTCCCATTGCATCCTTGATCTGCATTTCGTAGGTCCGGAAATCTTCGGCGTAATCCAAACCCTTTTCCTTTTTCCACGTCCACCGAAGTCCCATAATCATCAGGGATTCAGGAAGGATGAAGGTGTCTGTATCGAGGTTGAATGAACTGCTGTAGGTTATTCCGTCAGCCCCAAGAATCCAGTTTCTGCTGACATATTCCCAATACCACGACTCATTGGCAGGCGGAACTGGATTTACAAGCAATAGATTGCCACGAATCCGAAACCGATAGTAAGGGCCATTGACAAACAGCGCCTTGAGCATTTGCCATTCACGAGCATCAAGTGGGCCACAAACCGGAAGCCGTCTGGTGCGACTCCAGATCGTCTGATTCTTGATGTACCTGAATCCATTAGGGCACAGCGTTGACATCGCCCCCTGAGACTCTGTTGCCGTGGTCGTCAGGGATGCCTCATAGGTCAATTCCTGCCACGATCCCCTAGACGCAAGGTCGTTACCTATTTCTTCCAGCAGCGCCCGTATCTGGATAATTTGAGGATCGGCACTTCCCATAACGCTAACAGGTACAGGAAGCTTTGTACGCTGACAAAAACTTTGCACTACTGTTAGCAGGCTCATGGCTTATCCTAAATGACTTCTTGTGAGACTTGCTTAGGTGGCCTTCCGGGGCCGCGCCTGATAACCGGAGCGTCATCAAGAATGTCTGACACTCCAATTTCGGATGATTGCTCCGGTTGAGAAGTTTGATTGCTTGACGCTTGAGCCATTGCCATCAAAGCTTGAACTTGCGCCGTAAGCGTCTGAACGCTGATCTTCAGTTGCTCATTCTCAGACTTCAGCGTTGAAACTTCAAGAGTCAATGGCCCCTTGTCATTCAACTGCGCAAGCCAACCCTTTGCTTTGTTGCGCAGTTCGCTTGCACCCATTCCAACCCGGTGAATCCCCTCGTCATTCATAGCAGCCAAGTCCTCTACGGTGAGGATATTTAGGCGAATCAGGGTTTCTTGTTGGGCTGGTGAAATGACGCCCCATCCTTTAATCGGAGTGCCATTCAACGGGATTTCTTGACCGTTTTTCCAACGGTTGTATGCATCAATGTACTTGTCCATCCATTCTTGAGGCATGCGCCCATTTTGGACATCCTGTTTCATGTTGGAAAGCCATTGCGGAACCTTGATCTTGAAAACATCTTTCGAGTATGGCGGCGTAATGTTAGCAAAGTCGATGTCTTTTGCAACATAGTGTCCTGCTGCAACACTAGCTGCCTTGTCCTCTACAGGAACCCGCTCAAAACGAACATAAGCGGGGCGATCCTTGCGTTCCAATACGTCGTTGACTGACATTTAGGCTCCTTGGTTTATCAGTGCATTCCAGATGAATACACTGAGAAACCCCCTCTTTCGAGGGGGCCTGTATTACACGATCTGGCCTTGCGCAAACGGACGAGAAATCATCCCAAGACCAAAGCCCGTATAGGTTCCGGTCAAGGTAATCGTGCCGCTGGCAGTTGCCAGTTTGTCTCCAACAGTTGCAATCGCAGAACCCATGTAAATCCTGCGGCCATCAGGGTCAAGCTTCGCAACTACGGTACTGGCAGGGATGCCCGTTCCCGACAAAGCCGCGCCAAGGAAAAACCCATCATAGCCGCCAGTGTCCAGCACATAGCTGCCATTGGTGGTAATGGTGGTGCTATTGGTAACGGTTGCAGTTGCAGACCTCACGTTACGCGTGCCAAGCAATTGCTTGCCGTTTGCCAGGGTTCCAACAATCCCAGCGGCGGCAACTGCCACGGCGGTATCTGCCGCAACCGTTGCATTGGTCTTGTAGACCGCTGCGCCTGAAATTTGAATCCAGCCGTAGGTGCCGGATGCCATCGGCGCAACAGCCACGCCAAACGGAAAACCTTGCCCAGCGGTTGAAGGCAACAGGGTGCCAAGATAAGTCGGTGCCGTTCCAACAACAACAAGACTGCCTTTCAAAATGGCATCGTTTGACTTGATATACTTGAACTCGCCATAGCCCCAATAGGGGTCAACAGCGGTCACAACGGAACCAAGAATATTTCGTTGAGTAGTATCAGGCACAAACCAATCATTGAGAGGTTGTGTACCTGCGGGACCAGTGATTACTGAATACATGGTGTTTCTCCTGTCTGTACTGTGATATATCGGAAAAAACTAAGCGATGATAACGCCTTGCTGGTGCCGGTTGCTGCACGTCAGGTTACCCATCCAGAGAATCGGGATCACTTGACCGTCTTGGTTCACAGGGCGCATTTCATCCATGATCGTCAGATCAGCGTCCTGATGCACAACAAGCTCAAGGTAGTTGGTGTTGATGAAGTACATATGTTGCGAAGGAATGCCGCTATTGCCGTCAAACAGCACGTCAGCATTCTTGTACTTCAGCGTGACAAAACCACCGTCAGCAGTCGATTTGTCGTTGTATCGCTTGAGCGACACTTGCGAGCCCTCGAAATACTGGTAATAGGTATTGTCAGCAACAATCAGATCAGGCTGGTCATCCGGACCGCGATCAATGGACAGCCACAGCGGAAGCATCAGGCCGTTTTCAATCGTGGTAGCCGAAGGCGTAACGCTGTTGACAGATGCGTCAAAAACCGTGTTTTGCCAGAAGGTCCAGACCGAAGCATCAATACCACCCACCGTGTTCGTGTTGGTATCAGCGATGATGGCTTGCAGACCGTTGATCTGGTTCGTCAAGGAACCGGCTGAATACAGGTCGCTGGAAAAGTTGTTGTTGAAAGTGCGCAGAGCGTTCTTGATGCGGGCCTTCGCCAAGTTGATGATGCGCGATTCACCAGAGTTGATGCGCAGATCACGGCCAGAAGCAACCACATTCAGCGCAATTTGACGCCACTGGTATTCAGCAGCGGAAATAACGTCCGACTGCGAAATGTTCAGAGTGTCCCAATCGCTGTAACGCTGGTACGTTCCATTGGCAGCGTAATCAAGGGGGGTTGCAATGGTCAGACCGCCATCTTCTGTACGGGTATTCCCGCGCTTCATCATGTACTTCAGAAGCGCATTGCGATTGGACAAGTTGTCCTTAATTTCCTTGCGATGCTTGCGAAAAGTGGTCGAGACAAGTTCAGTGAATGTACTATTCGGAGATGGCATTTTTGGCTCCTAATTAAGTGTCTAATGGGCGCGTGAAGTGCCTTTTCGGACAATCTCACGCATTTCAGCTTCATGATTCCTGCCGAACAATTTCCCGTTAGGCTCTGTCGGAGCTTTACTGGTGTCCCTCGTTCGTATGTTACTGCTTGTTGCTCTCAATGCAGCTTTTGCTTCTGCTGCGGCTTTTTCGCGTAGGGATTTCTCGTTTTCTGTCTGAACCCGAGCAATCTCCTTTGCGCGAGTGACCGGATTGGCCCACACCGCTTTTTCATAAGCAGATTCCAAGGATTCGCCCGTTCCGATGAGTTTGATGATGTCATCAGCAACCTCGTCAAAATAGACATTTTTCGGATTTTCTGCAAATTCTGCTACTTGCTGCGAGACTCGGGCTTTGGCTTCATTAAAAGATGCCTGTTCCCGAGCCGTTAAACCGGATTGTAGAGCATTTACTTTTTCCTGCAACTCCCGTACAACAGGGTCCACGTTTTGCTGTTCTTGGCCCTGTGGAAGCCCCTGAAGGTCAATTGCGTAAGACTTAGCCAAAGTGGCGAAATACTGTGCTTTTTCAATTGGCGTCCCGTTGGTCAGCCGATAGTGGGCATTGAGCAGGGTCTGAACAGCCTTTGGCTCATCAATTCCTTGGGCTTGAAGCATGGCCTTGTATGGGGTAATAACCTCCCGAAGCTGCCGCCCAAGGCCAGCATCCCCCTTGTATTGCTCCAACCCATCCAGCATCTGCTTTTCCCGGTGCAGTATTTGTTCCTGCGCTTCGGGAGGGATTTTTGACCAAAGTTCAGCCGTTTCCTTGGCCCAAGACTTCGGGAATGGGCGTTCTACAGGCTTTTCTTCTACGGGCTTGGCTTCGGCCTCTACAGGCTCATTTTCAACTGGCTCATCAATTGGGTCTGCGGATTCTTCAAGGAAATCGCTTTCTCCATCCTCTTTTTGCTCTCCAAACCCCAATCCTGCCGATATTTCAGCAACTCCAGCGTCAATGCTGCTGATTTCGGGCGCTGCGGACGCTTCTTGTTGCTGTTCTTCAGACATTTGCAATCTCCACGGTTAAAGGCTTTACGGGGGCAGTAACGCGGATCGGTTCCGCTGTGGCACCGCCAGCAAGTTCTGATTCAAGCTTTTCTTTTTCTCTTGCGGGCATTTTTTCTAGGGCCTCGTCTACGCTTGCGTCAAACAATTTCTCAAGTTTTGCTTCAGATTCCTTGTTCCTACGCAAGTAGTCGTCTTTCATGCCGGGGTCATACTCTTGACAGTTATTCCGTGCCAAATCCTCGATTCTGGCCTGTTTTGTGGTTATGGCACGGCCATCTATGGGGGAGTCATAGCAAATATCAGGCTGAACGTAGGAATACGGAGCCTTGAGAAAAACCTTTGTGGCTTGAATCCCTTGGCATACAGGGCAGTCAATTGCGTCCACTCCATGCTCTACAAACCGTTCAGTAACATGGCCTCTCAGGCACTTGAAATCATGAATTGGCATAGTTAGCTCATCAGCAGCAAAAGTGCTTCGTCATCATTGTCAATCTCCCTTTGTTTTACTACGATGTTCCAAATCCTAAACAAAGCCATGACTGCATTAGCGTTTTTAGACAAGGCATCCCAATCAACCTTTTCAACTGCCGTAGATGCCTTTGCAAACGGTTTTACAACTGCTATAGCTTGTTTCTTAACTCCTGATGGCGCATTGGATACACAAATAGCCTTGTAATGCTCTGATGCAACCAAATCCCATAAGGCGTCAATGCTGTTACTAGGACTTTTAGGCTCTCGTTTGCGATAAACAGGGTATCCACTTCCCCCTTGAGGGATAGTGCTTGTTGGCGTTTCTGCGCCAGCCCAAAAACCCGGTGCCCAAAATCCCGGAGCAAAGAACCTTGTTGCCCAAAATCCCATGACTATAGGTAGCCCAATGATGCGGTTGAGGTACTTCCGGGAGCAATATTTTTCGCTAGAACTTTTTGAATATCAGCAGCAATTGGCGTAACCGCTGCCGCAGCCAAAACAGCATCGGGAACTTCACCAATGCTGGTAAGCACCGTAGAAATGTCCCCGGTAATGGCATACGTGCCTGTAGTCTGATATGGAACCACATGGTTAGGTTCAGGGTAGATATTTCCCGTTGATCCGGCTACATCAATGATGTCCTCAACCAGCCCTGTAGTAGCACTACGTCCATACCCACTGGTAATTGTCAATGGAGTCGCATTGGCATTCCGAATCTTCATTGCGGTTAGCAAGTAGTTTGCTGTGTCCGGCGCCGATATGTACGTGACATCATCATCAATACCCAATGCCGTAGACAACCAATACACAAACGCCGCGTAAATCCGAGGCCATGTCGTTGATCCGCCTGCCAAATTACATACAACAAGGTCAGTCGCAGCATCGGTAAAGGTAATTCCGGTGACTGTAGACCCATCTACCGCGTTGGAATTGTATGTAGTATCCGCGCTTTGTGATGCGATGTATGAAACGTCTTTCCCACCGCCGCTAACTGCGCATGTCCCAATGTTGGTGTTGTCTATGAATACCTTGGCAGTTGCTCCGCTCACATAAGCAATTCTTAATGCAATCTGTCTAGTTGCCGATGCTGCGCTTGGATCAGTCCAAACACAAGACGATCCGCTGATGACGACGTTTGTGGTGCTTGTGGTGGAATTGCAAAGAACAGTTCCGCTTGTAACATCTTTGAGGTAAATGCGTGATCCGGGCGTAAACCCCGTCACAGTTACAGATTGGTATTCGACTGGCGCAACAAATGTCACCGTCCCGGCGCCGGGACTCCCCGCACTAGAGAATGTGGCCCCTGCTGGAATTTCAACCGTGATGTCGTATGCCGTTGTGTTCCAAAAAAGGTTTGATCCTGTGAACGTTCCATTGGACAGCACGTAATTACTTGCGCTTGTTGGCGTTGCGGTAATTTTCCCGCTTGACATTGCAAAGGTATATGTTCCAGCAGCGCCAATTGCCATTGTTCCACCGGAAAATGATGGAACGGTAGTCGCTTGTGACCATGTTCCTCCGGTGTACGTGTAAGCAGTACCTCCAGCCAATTCCGTAGTAAGCAGATAACTGCCCATCGCAATGGAGCCAGAACCATTAACTACTTTTGTGGTATTGATGGTAATGGCCCCGGCAGCAACCAAGACCCCGGCTACTGGTGCTGAAATTGGAACCGCATATCCAAAGTTTTCAGTTCTGGCAGACCATGCTTGCGTGTAATCATAAAGCTTTTGGAATGTCTGGTCTGCTGTAACGGTAATGCTGCTTGTTGATGCTCCGCCAGTTACGGTAATTCCAGTGTAAGCATTTGCCGTTGCTTCACTTGCGGAATAAGACGGATTAGTTGTGACGTTTGGCGTTAATTGATCAAACAAATAGCCATAATGCCTTGCTTTTGTAACGTAAGGCGACGATGTTGGAATGCCATCAAAATACACCGTTCCAGTTGTTGCTGAACTTGCATTTGCGGTAAATGTGACCGTAAAGTTTCCATCAGCACCACTTCCATTGGTTGCGGAAAGGTCTATGGATTGCCACGACAATACTGATTGAGTTCCAGAGCCTGCACTTCCAGCCGTAATAGCGGTTCCACCATAAGTTGCAGAAACCTGAAACGTGTTGGCATCAACAATGTTGACCACATAATATTCAGTCAACGTGGCAAAATTTGTTGGCAAACTTCCCGTGGTTGCAAACGATTTTTTTTGCCCCACAGAAAACCCATGTGAGGTCAAGCTTATGTTTTGCGATCCATTGCTGAACGTGCAAGTTTTTGCAGACGTTCCAGCGGCCGTAAATGTTTGTGGGCTAATTCCAAGCCCTGAAATTGTGACCGTGGGGGCATTCCACGTTCCGGAGTTATAAAACAGCGCATCGTATTTGCAAGCTCCAATAATTCGGATGCTTGATCCAGAAGCACAAGGAACGCTTACTGTATAGGTAAGGTTTTTTCCTGTGGTTGTTGGATTCATGGCAATGCTAGAGGTACTGCCTGTTTTTACGGCATTATTGCGTTTGATGTTGCCGTAAGGTTTCCATATTTCTTGCAACGTCACATCGGCGTTTTTGTTAACCAATGCCAATGTGGTGCTGTCATCCATCGGGATACTCCCCGCCGAAAGGAATGTTCCAGCAGACTGAATATTTGCATCTGTTAATGAAAAGTTATACGACGTTCCACCAAGCGTTGTTCCGGTTGTCACTTGGTTAAACATTGTCGTCCAAGCCGCTTTGGCCCCAATGTTTGAGGACGTAGACGTTGTTGACGTTATTGTTAATTGCCCAAATTCGGATATGCAGAAGTTTGTTCCGCCCTGCATATCTGGATCAACAATAGTAAATATTCCCGGATTTTTGAAAGTAAATATCCCGGTGTGACTCCCCGTTACCTTGGGCCTGATCAAAGTGTATGCAGATGAAATGCCGGGGCAAAACACGGGGCCGGTTGTTCTAGTAACAACCATGTCCGTATCTGTACCCATTAAGCAACCAGCATTCAGAAAGTACCCAACAATGACCCCGGAAGAAACATATAGCGCACTGACCCCGCCAAATGAAGGCAAGTGGAATACATTGTTGCTTCTGGTGAAATTTGTGGCATTGGCAAACAAATACATGCCAATAGTGCCAGTGCTTGTGAAATCATTAAACGCGCATGAATCAAACGACTGCCATCCCGTGTCCGTTGTGTCATTCTGAGAAATAAAGAATGGCACATTTGCACTTGTGTTGACACTAAGGCTGGATGTTTTCAGATAATTAAACTGAACATGCGAAAGCGTTTTTGATACGGCCGTGGTTGTTGTGGTTGGATTGTAAAAAGCCACATTCCCGCTGCGGCCCGATGCAGAAGGCCCAATGATCAAATTACTTGTAAGGTTAATGACATAGCCGCCGCTGGCATGCGTATTTGCCAAGGTTGCAGTAAACGCAAGAGAAGTTGAGCCATTAATGTATGACCCCGAAAGAGTCATCAAATCAAAAGCGGTTTGGGTTGTGGACGTGCTACCCAAAACAACAATGTCGCCTTGCCTCCATCCCGTTGCATCGGATACCGTTGCTGAACTTGCGCCAGAACTTGCTTGAGCGGATAACGTGGTCCACCGTTTGCGGACAGCGCCTTTCCATGACACTGATCCTGTGTTGGTTCTGGTAAGAACGCACCCGCCTAGACTTGGTGCTGGAGCAGGATCATTTTGGTTTGGCAAAGTTCCAGTTCCACTGCCATTTGCATTGTTTGTAATGATCGTACAAACTTTTGTGGCATCACTGGAAACGTCCAGCGTGCAAGTGCCATCAATAATGAGGTCATTTTCAAGCGTAAGCGTATTGCTGGCTGCTGTTGATGCAACCAAAGTGCCGCCGCTATTGATAGTGCAGGATTTTGCTACACATGCGGTTGAGTCAAGCGTTACTGAATGTGGCGATTGAATAACAACATCATGCGTATTTAAAGGAACAGTGTCTGTGCCGCTGCCGTTAGCAAGCGTGTTGAATGTGCCAAGCGTAGTCCAGTTTCCAGTAGCCTTGGAATACAGATTAGCCATTACCTAACAATCTCCAGTCCCATTGCCCGCCCTTGAGCATCCCTGCGAATTTGCTTGGGCGCGGCAATCACTTCAAGCAACTTTCCTTGTGTTTCAAGAATGCTTTGCATGATCTGATTGGCATCAGCGCCATCTTTCTCAACGGGTTGTTCCTTCTCGGATGCTGCCGACATTGCATTGATCTTGGCAATTTCGATCTGTCCTGCAATTGTCATGGCCGTCTTTTGCAACTCTGTTTCCTGTTGCATCTTTGCTTTCATCTGCTCCGTTTGCCGTTGAGCATTCAGTTTTGCCAATTCAGACTGACGGTTGGCTTCTACATCAATAGCCTTTGATTCACGATCAAAAGCCATTCTGGCTTGTTCAGACGCCATTTTATTTTGCTCTGCCTGAACTTCACGCTGATGCTTGGCAAGTTCAACCTGCTGGATGCGCTGTTCTTCAGCCTTGGCTTTTTCCATCTCAAACTGACGGTCAGCCTGCGCTTGTTGCTGTTCCGCCTGCATCTTGGCCTGTTCGGCGGCTTTACCATTATCTTCAGGGGGTGGGGCCTGCATCTTCTTGATGTCGTCCTCAATCTCAGTTCCAAACCTGAACCGGCGAGAAATTGCCAACATCATATTCTGAGCTACACCAAACGGCAGCATGCCCTTGGATACAAGCGGCCCAACGCCATTGAGGTACTGTCCAAGCGCATTCAACAAATCAGAGATATTTTTCTGATCTTCTGCGGCTTCTGGCTCAATGGTGGAATTGGTTTCAATGTCGATGCGATAGGCCCGCTGCATATCATCACGCAGCAGCGCAAGTACATCAGCCCATCGCAGTATCTTCAACTGCTCCATTACCTGCGCAAGCTGTTGCTGAGTTTGGCTTTGGGGCGCAGGTTGCTGCCCCGGTTGCATAGATTGCTGTGCCATCTCCATCTGAACTTGGACTTGCAATGCCTTGGCAACTTGCGTCAGTTCGTTGTACTTTGCATCCAGCAAAAACGGCAATCCGGTCATTTTCGCCCAAGTTTCTTCGCTGAACTTGGTTGCGGCAACCTCAAGCATCATGCGCAATATGTCACGCGCATACCGTTGTACTTCTTTTTGCAACCGCTTGAGCCGCATTGTTCCCCATTGCGACTTCAGATTCTGTGCTGTAGCTGTTTCGCTCGCAACGCTTGACCCACGGATGATGTCGCTGATGCCTGTAACTTCAAAAATCACGCGCTTGCACTGATCCCTAGCTACTATCAACTGATTGAGCGTATTGACCAGTTGCTCAATGGGCCAGAACCAAATAGCGTTTTGCAAGCCTTTTTCAGCCGCCAAAGAGGATGTCTTGTCTGCCGGGACTAATTCGTTATCATCGGCCTCAACAAGATTTTTGATGTCATCGCCAAGTTCCGAGTCATAGACCGCCTTGGCTTTAATTGCTCGCACTACGCGAGTGATGCGCCGCGTAATCTCATTGAGTTCAGCCGCTTGATTCTCATACAGCTTGTATAACGCAACCGGAAGCAAGTCATTAGATTTCTCAATGAACATCAGCGGCTTGGGGCAGTTGTAAAAGCCCGTCAATTCAAGCGGATCATCATCAACTTTGAGATACCCATCAGCATACTGGCTGGAGATATAACGAATTTTCTTTCCGCCAGCCTTGTCCCATATCTGGTATATACACGCAGTCTTGCGCATTCCCTCGTTACGGTCATCGTAACTGGTACGGCTTCGGCCCGTGTCGTCCGAATCCTTTGATTCTTGCTCAGAGTCCGTGTACTTGAGTTTTGCGGCTACTTCAGCGCCAAACAGGCGCTCCGCTTCTTCTTCATCAATGTATTCTTCATATGCAATCCAAGGCACCTTTGACCACTTCTTTGCATACCCAAAAAACACGCGATTCCATGACCGCGTATCTACACAAACAAGCTCTGATTTCTTGTACGGCGATCCTTCTGCGGCCTGTTCTTCAACGGGTTCTGCTTCTTCCTCACTGGTCGATG